TAACTTCAAGGCTATGAAAGAGGTAAGACTAACGGCTGAACAAGAAAGCAAGGTCTGGGAAGGTTTCATTGCAGCAGGTACTCCTGACAACCAAAGAAACTTTATCCAAACTCAAGTAGCCAAGAAAACAATCAGCAAAGGCTTAATGAGTCAGTTGTATAGTCGTCTAGGCAATGCCAATGACCAGTCACTCTTGTCAGGTTCTTGGTACACTGCTCATAGTGCAGGCATTACACGCTTAACTCAATCAGCAGGCCCATTGGGTGCGTTAATAGAGGATAGTGAATACTCATACCTCAAACCTCTCTTCCAACAACGCTACTTACAGATGGCTACAACGCCTGAGTGGGATGCGCTTGACTTGCAAGGTAAGTATGATGCTATGGCTGGTTTGATCCAGTCGATGGAAACACTTAAAAAACTTAATGCAAGTGGTACAGATAACGACCCTTCTACTAACATGCAAAAACTACAGAAGATACAGAACCCTGAGACTCCTGAAGACGTTGCGGAAAGAGCGACAAGAAGGGCTGAGTTACAAACACGTCTAGAAGCATTACGTAACGCACAATAATAAACATGAGATTATAAAATGGAAAAGAACTATAATTATTACGCTGATTTAGCTGAAGAAGCCATCGAACTTGGGGATGCTGATTTAGCAGAAGAGTTTCTAGGTTTAGCTGATGAAGTGCAAGGTTCATTTTCTCAGCCTACACCTACTGCCCCAGTTGATCCTGTAGACTACATCCCTGAACCTACAGTAGCTGAAGATTATGTGGCTCCTGTACAAGAGGAAGAAGGCAAAGGTTTCTTTGGTTCAGTTGCAGAAATGCCTGTCAATATGGCAGGAGCTGTAGGTTCCTTTGCTAAAGAAACTGTAGGCACAGTTATAGATTGGCCTATAGAACTCTTAGCGGACAACCTTGCTCCTATTACAGGTGATGTAATTGCAACTAATTTAGAGGGTGTTTCTCCTGAAGAATTACAGCTATACAATGACAGTGAAGGTACTAAACTTTTCTCTCTAGGTTCTACAGAATTTTCCTACTATAACGGCGATCAAATACAAGAACTTAAAGAAGCTAATCTATACAAACTGTTTAAAGCAGAGCAGGTCGTCGAAGACCTCGTGTTTGATCTTGGTGATGTTAGAGACATGGGTATGCAAGAGAGTTTCGTAGGCTCCGCTACAGGCGGTCTTACGCAGTTCATCGCAGGTTGGGTGGCTCTAGCTCCTGTTAAAGTATTAAGCGTAGCTAAAAATGCAACAATTGCCACTCAAGTTGGCAGCGCAGCACTTAAGGGTGCTGTAGTTGACTTCACAGTCTTTGATGCACACGAAGCTCGTCTATCTGACTTTCTTAAAAGTGCAGGTCTTGAGAACGATTGGATTAACTATCTAGCGTCTGAAGGTAACGAAGACGACAGCATCTTTGAAGGTAAAATGAAGAATGCTATCGAAGGCGGTGTTCTTGGTGTAGGTTTAGACATTGCATTTAGAGCAGTGGTTTATGGTTACAGAGCTATACGTCAGGCTAAGAGAGCACAAGACCCTAGTCTTACACAAGCACAGCGAGACGAAGCAGCAGCAAAAGCTGTTGAACTACAAGCTAAAGCAGAAGAAAGTTTTAAAGACCCTTCGGAAGTGGAGCTAGTTACACCTGACGGTACTCCTGTTAAAGTGGAGACTCCTGAGACTGTTGCTGTTAAGTTTGAAGAAAAGGTAGGGACAGTTGTTGATACACTTCCTCCTGAACTACAGAAAGCTTCTCCTAAATATAACTACGGTCAAACTGCTATTGAGTTAGTGTTTGAAAATGACATCTCTAAAGCTTTGTACATCGTAGGTGGTAAAGGTAAGAGCGCTTCACATGATCAGTACATAAAGTTTTTAGAAGATGCTGGTGTTAAGGATATTGTAGGTGAAGCTGCTAAGATTAGAGATTTAATTAAAGCACAAGCTAAAGCTGGCAACACAGAAGTAACGGTTCCAAAGGTTAAGCCAAGAGTTAAATATACCCAAGGTTTTGAAGAACCTGTCGTTACACCAACAGCAGACAAGCCCCGTGTAGATGCAGAAGGTAAGCCTGTTGAAAGTCGTTCACCACAGAACTTAACTGATGCAGAACTTGATCTTGCTACTAAAGCGGAGAGAGCAGAGTTAGGGAGCTTACGCTCACCTGATGATGTGGGTGCTCCTAAAGTTCACCCAATTAAAGCCACAATTGAACAAGGTAACAAGCTTATTGCTAAGTTACTACGTGATGCTGATTCAGATGACATCTTAGGGTTCGTTAGATCACTTAAAGAAGTGACAATCCGTCCTGACGGCTTCGAGCCAGCTCAGTGGGTTAAAGCTTTAGAATCTTTGAACAAGTCTATTGATGAAGCACTAGCTCTTGTTGATGACTCTGTTGAGTTTAAAGCAGGTGATGAGGCAGCTATCCTAAGAAAGACGAGGCTTGTAGAAGCTAAGTTAGACCTCCACGCACAGCGTAAAGGCTCAAGCAGTGGCTTAGGTCGTGGCTTAGTTGCAATCAAACAAGCCCTTGATGATGCCTTTAGTGCTGACCTTTCAATGTTATGGGGTAAAGACCTAGAGAAAGCTCAGGCTAAGGAAGTTGATAAAGCAGTTAAGAAACAGAAAAAGAAGAATAAGAAAAAGAAAGAAAGTGAAAAGACAGATATAGATAAGGCAGCAGAAGATAGTGACTTAACTCCTTCAGCAGTCGATGAGGTAGATCCTTTTACTGAGCGTATGCTTAGAGGTCTTGGACAAACTAAAAATGTAGCAAGCAGACTTATTGACAAAGTTGTTGAGTTTGGTTCTGCTAACTTGTTGATGGGTTGGAAGACGCAACTTATTAACCCTACAATGAATGCCGTGATGATGAAGTTAAATAACTTTGAAACCCTTGGCGGCGCTGTATGGGCTGGTGTAGTGCGTAGAGATGCGTCTGCGGCAGCTAGACAAGCAAGGCGAGCTAAATATCAAGCCTTTAGTGTTGTTAATCACAGCCGTGTAGCATCAAGAGCTATGTGGGAAACCTTAATGACAGGTTACAACAAACTTGACCCTGACTTCAAAGTTAAAGAAGAAGTTGACGGTGCTACTGATACAGTGGCTATCGGTAAAGGTGATATTGATTTTAGAAAATGGAAAGAGTCTCTTGATGAAGGTATGACCTTTGAGGACATCCTTGGTAACTACGTTAGACTATCCTACAGAGGTCTAGCGGCTGGCGATGAGTTCTTTAAACAGCTTAACTTCAGAGGCGTGTACGGTGGCTTAGTCCAAGAAGATTTACTTGCATCTGGTAAGTATGTAGACTTAGATGACGCAACCTTCATGAAACTTTTAGATTCTAAAATTGATGAGGGTGTTGAGATACTAGAGAAAGCTCGCTTAGGTGAAGAAGCCTTAGACGAAGCGGAAGAAAAACTACTAGGTCAACTACTCTATAGCCTACAGCAAACACGAGAAGCTACATTCACTGATAAACTTGGTGGCGTGGGCAGTTCAATTCAAAAAATGATGAACGATTTTCCTATTATACGCTTAGGTATGGATGCGTGGTTTATACGTACACCTTTAAACGTGTTTAAGTATGTAGGTAGACGAACACCTCTTCTAAACTTCGCCTCAAGACGTTCTCGTAGAATGCTCTTTGGTGGTAACGCTGATGATAGAGATAGAGCTTTGTTTGAGCTTGTTTTTATGTCAACAGCTATGCTGACACTACGTCAAGTTGTAGATGAGGAAGTTGATGTACCTGATGGTAAAGGCGGCACTATTAAGATGCACCGCTATCAAGGCACAATGGATCATCTTACATATAACAACGTGAAGAACTTAAAGCTTACAGGCTTACAACCTCACTCGGTATACTTTGAAGACTCTCAAACATTTCATAACACAATGCGCTTTGCCCCGATAGATAACTTGGTGATGACATTGGTTAACATAAGAGATTTAGAGAACGCTGGTATGTACGATGAAGGTGGTGAGTTAGCAGCAGCAGCTCTTGTATCTTATATGAACATGATGAAAGACACTACGTTCACTTCTGGTATGGCTAACTTTGTAGAGTTTATGAACAGTCCTGAAAAGAAGTTTGAGAACTACGTGGAAGCCAAAGGTAGAACCTTTACTCCTGCAATTCTTAAAATAATGGGTACTGATGAAGGCAGCCGTGAAGTTGATGGGTTATGGGAAGCTTTTAAATCAGGTATCCCTTTCATGTCTAAAACAATGGAACCTAAGTTTGATAGATTAGGACAGCCTATAATTAAACCTAATCAAGCTGGTTTAGTTAATGGTTTATCTAAAGCTACTTTCTTATCTAATGATCCAGTACGTTTAGAGTTCTTAGAGATGAATGCTGACATTGCTGACATCCCTCGTAAAGATGGAATACTTGATTGGGAAAGCGATGCTTTTGTAGTTGATGGTAAGTCTGCATGGTGGCGTTTTAATGAAGTCTATGCGTCTATTGAGTTAAACAATAAGACTCTTGAGGAAACATTAGAAGCCTTAGTGCTGTCTGATGAGTATCAAAAGTTTGCTACTCCAAGTATAATGACTCCTGATCTACGCACGAGAGGTAGTAAAGAAGGCATACTCTTAAAAGTTCTAAACGCTTATGAAGATGCAGCTAAGTATACTGTAGCTAAAGAACGTGAAGACTTAGGAATGCTAGAGATGTGGACAGCCGCTCAAAAAGCTAGGGCTTTAGCACAATCCCAACAAACAATGGATCAAGTTATAACTAAACCAGAGACTCTTCTGGATACCTTCTTGAATCGAAATAAATAGGAAAAATAATGGCACTTTCATACACTGAATACGTAGCTGATGGATCAACTTCAATGTTTCCATCTAAGCTATACTTACGGCCTGAGCATCTGGTTGTTACCGTTGACACTGTAATTCAAACGACCTCAGCCTATACAGTAGAACAAACTCAAGTAACTTTTAATTCCCCACCTCCTGATGGAGCTGTAGTCCGTATAGGGAGAAACACGAGCCAAGAGGGGCGTTTAACAGACTACCGTGACGGCTCATTATTAACTGCGGATGTACTAGATAATGATGCTTTCCAGTTATTCTATATGGCTCAAGAGGCTTTAGATGCCGCTATAGATATTATGCCGCTACGTGCTTCTTACGAAGAAAGGTTACTACTTCTTGAGAACGCAGTAGCCTCGCTTGGTGGCTCTACTGGTGGCGGTGTTAGCTCACCTAATAGAGTAACCTTTAATGTTCAAGAGGCTACTTCAGCGTTTAACACGTCTTTTGACTTAGTATCAACCACTCTAGTGTTTTTAAACGGTGTGTTATTAGTAAACGGAATCGATCTCACCTTTCAAGCAAATAGACAACTGAACCTAACTACCCCCGCAAATAACGGCGATGTTTTAGAAGTAGTTGGCTGGTCGACTGTGCCTACTGTTACTCCTGCTCCTGCTCCCGATCCTAATGAACCTGAAACTGTTCGTACTGATACCCCTCTTGTGGATTCGGAAGGTAAAATAATCTTCGCTAAAGACTATGAAGAACCCCTTACACGTGTCAACATGGACTACACAGTGGCCCAGATTAACACAAAACTAGGACCACTATAATGAAAAAGATGAACAATTTGGCAAGCCAAAGCCAAGCTACAAGCAATAACACAACTAAATTATATCACATCGTATTGAAAGAAGGTGTAGATAAAAACTTGTACTTTAACAAAGTCACTTCTGTTGTAAAACCCCTCAATGACCAACCTGAGACTTTCAAAGCTTTATGTACTAAAGAACAGGCAAAAACTTTATGGGGAGACCCTCAAGTAAAATGTGCAGTAGATACAGATAAAGTAACAGACAGTGTTTCTGAGCTAGTTACAAAACAAGTCGTTGTTAAGCGTCTATCAAAAGAACACGTTGGTGAACCACCTGTAGTTGATGGAGGTTGGGATTATGCAGGTAATTGGGGCTTAATCAGACACTCTAGTCGTACAAACAACATAACCACAAACAATGTGAAGAGCACAGAGACGTTCTCGTCCAATTATGATGGCACAGGTGTAGATTTAATTCTATTAGGCCGCTCCCAACTAACTGCCGATGATACAGAATTTATGAAAGCTGACGGCTCTTCAAGACTCCAGCAGTTTCAGTGGAATAGTTTAGACGGGTTGAGCGATCTACCCGCTATAGATTATACTTTTGTTGAGAATAATATTCACACTCATTCTGAGTTTGTTCTATATTGTGCCGCTGGTAATACTTATGGTTGGGCAACAGGGGCAAACGTCTATGTCTGGCCCACAGAAACAATGAATGCGGGTGGTATAAATACTTGGGACTCCTTCGGACATATTCAAAAGTTCCACGAAACTAAGATAGCAGCGGGCAATACTCGCCCTACCGTACTTGTTTGTTCATTAGGTATGAAAAACGATCTTGATCAGGAAGATGGTCTTATGCAAGGGCTAGTGCTTCGAGATAAGGTATACACAAATATAAGTCCTTCAGGTTCGGGTGATGCCCATGTATCTAGTGTAAATAAAAACACAAACGGTTCCTTTCCTAGAATGGCCTCACACGTTATTGGTTATTATGCTAATGAGGACGAAAAACCTGAGCTTTTTGCTGCTATTGATAGTAAAGACCATGCTGCTGTCAAGGCTATTTTAGATGACCCCTCAGAAAACCCTTACCATGTTTTAGGTGCAGGAAAATGTCAAGCCATGATGGACGCTGGTGTGCATTATGTAAAAGCAGCGGGCAATTCTTCAGAAAGTGTAGTGAATCTGGGGCATCCTGATTATAATAACTGCCATATAGGTATGTGGACTGATACTAATGAATACTTTGCAGATAGACGTTATATAGCTTCAAACTCCAGACCAGATGGGCTACTGGGCTGTCCTGACTCAATCAATGTTGGGGCTTTGTCTTCTGATATGATGCACAACGAAGGCCAAGAAAAATTAGCAGGTTTTAGTGTTCGAGGTGTAGGTATTGATTGTGTGGCTGTGGGAGAAGATCTAATGCTTACTTCTCACTCTCGTTCTGCGGTGTATGCAGATTCGCCATCATTAGACGGCGGCCCTTATCTTGTACTTACATCGGGAACTTCCTTCGCTTCTCCTCAGATAGCTGGAATGGCTTGTTTAGTTTTAGAAAAATACCCAACAACTACACCTAAACAAATGAAGAGGTATTTTAGGTATATCGCTGTTGGTACTGATAAACTTTTAGATGCTTATCCAACCGACTTAGCCGAGTCTACTAAGTATGGAGATGCGCCTTATTATTCTTCAGCAGGTTTACACGGCTACTCAGGCAACATCGCTTATTTAGACCCCACTCTTGACTTTGATCCAACATCTTTGGAGGATACTTCTATTAACTACCCTACGGTGACTGTCACGGATACGTCCTTAAATCACACAGTAGCACAAGTTAATACTAAATTAAGCGGTATATAAATTTTAAATTAAACAAAGGAAACACAAATGACACAATTATCAAATGATAACACTCCATACAACCCTAAGATGGGTGATGGGTCACGAGGTTTAGTTCAGTTTGTAAAAGGAAGCTCTGATGGTTATCTTTATGGTAGCTTAAACGGAGCTGACTACGTACTGATACACACCTTTGCTGAAAGTGAAATGAAAGAACTAGCTCTACCGCCTTTTGTTCTTATTGGGGGTAGTGCCACAGACCCCGCAGTTGACTTAGGTGCTACTTCAAAGGCTTATCTTAGTGAGACGAGGTAGATATGGCTCTTATTAAAGATGTAGTCCAACCGTTTGTAATTGATCCTATACATGCTGTAATGCCTTTAACTCCCTCACCTCGTGGTGGGGGTTTTTATAACCAAATGGCCGCTAATACTAGCTCTCTTATAGACTCTACAACTGTAACAAGTGGCACTGCTAACATATTTGGAAACATTTATTCAGGGTACGGCTCAGGTTATCAAAGTTACCACGGCTCAAGAAGTCCATCCACTATCGATCTAGCTGATGGTGTTACGCACGGTGTTGAAGCAATGCGTCAACATAACAACAAGTTTGAATTTACGTTAGGGGCTAACTCATCTCAATATGCAGGCGCTCTTGACCCAGCAGGTGGTGTTACTAACTCAGACGCAGCAGCATTTAAGACAATTAAGCTGTACAACGTTACGGGTGGCGGTGCTGGATACTTAGTGCTTACCCTTGAGAGGGAAGACATACCTTACAGTCCGTATACTAAAACAGGTTTTTATGACGGCACTACACAAAGTCTTAAATTCCCTTCATGGAAACAAACAACGGGTGAGCTAGGTGATTACTTTGCTAACCAAATAATAAGAGTAGAACTCTGGAGTTAATATGGCACATTCAGTAAGAAAATTAACCAGTGTCTCTTCAGATGATATTACTCGTTTGTTTGAGGACTGTAAAACTAAAATACTAGAAGGTACTTTACCCTTTGATGGTACGCCTACGGAAGCGGATGCAGCGGTATACTTTAACATAGGTATTCCTAACGTCCTTGCGTTACCTCAAGGTGAAGTCTTTGGTTACTTTAAAGATGATCACCTGTGCTTTATACGTTATGCTTTAGTCACTGATGGTGTCTTAGAGCAGTCTTACTACCTTGCAGGAAACGATGCAGAAGGTAGCAGGGCTTACTTATATTCACAAGAGTTTGCTGATGCGCTTAAAGCGTACTACCAAGCTAACTTTACATCAGTAGACTCGTGGGCAATCGCTGGTAAATCTACAGCTACCTATGAAGAGGACGTACTAAAACCTAACCTATACGAGACAGCAGGAGTTAGTTACGTCAAAGAAGACTTAACTGATCCAGTGTCTAATATAACTTACGAAAAACGCACGATTACTTTTTAGAGGTAACTCATTATGACTAAGGCAAGAACCTTAGCGGATTATGTACCGTTTGATCCAACGGGGTTGCTTACGAGCGACTCTGCTTTAGACGCAACAAAACTTACAGGCGATCTACCAGCTCTTGATGGGTCGGCACTGACTGGCTTAGACACTGGTGAAAGACTTACCCACGCATCTTGGTGGTATCTAACTGAGGACTTTTCAGACTCGGCAGTCCCAATAACTTCTAATTTATCAGAGGGTATAGCAATGGGAAGCCCTATGATAGAAACTTCAGGTGTCTTCACATTCCCTTCAACAGGGATTTGGCATGTACATTTTCACTGTGGTTGGTTTGGGAGTACTGATCAAGCAGAGTGGCTAAACGCACGAATACGACACACGGCTGATGGTCAGCTTTCGTGGCAAGGTATAGCTTCTGGCACATCTACAATCCAAAAAACATCGACAGGTACTCAAGCTACTGTTGATACGATTATTAATGTAACAGATGTAACTAACCATAAAGTTGCTTTTGCTTCGGAGGTAGAAGAAGTAACCATAACAACAAGGGGTGCTAGTGGCAGCCCTAAACATACATATATGACTTTTATCCGCTTAGGCGATGCCGTCGAATAAAGGACAACACATGGACGACCTAAAACAACAAACAATTAGGAGCGCTTAATGAAAAAGTTTCATTTAATATTTAAGAAAGAAGTCGAAAAAGAAGCCTACATAATTAAAGTTTCTAATGTGCTCGATTTTTGCAAACACCAAAAGAAAATAATGGATGTTGAAGCCACAGAGGAGCAAGTGAAGCTTCTTAAAAAAGACCCAAATGTCCTAGATTTGTTACCTGAAGAATTTTGGCTAACCGAAGTGAATGAAGCCACAAAAGATGTTTATTACAACAGACCTTCATGGAACAACGAAAAATTTGAAACTGATTTCGGTAATTGGGGCTTAATTAGACATTCGAGTTTAACTGACGTGGGTACTAGCGATACACCAGTNACAGCAACGTATGAATATAATTACGATGGCTCAGGGGTTGATATTATATTAAACATAGCCTCAGTCTTAAACCGCAATGATCCTGAATTTAAAACAGGTGGGGTTAGTAGGCTCCAACAGTTCCAATGGAATACTTTAGCTGATTTTGAAGATCTTCCTACTATAGATTATAGCAGGACAGGGCAGGGGGTGTCTAAGAATGTTGGCATAGACGACCACGCTGAATCCGTTTCGTATTGCGCTGTAAGTAACACTTATGGTTGGGCAACAGGGGCTACCGTATACATATACCCTAGAGATCAAATGGATGCGGCTGGAAAATCCTTAAGAAGTTATGGTTGGCAAGCTATGCAAAAATTCCATGAAACCAAGGGTAATAATCGACCAACCCTAGTCATAGATGCAATAGGCTACTCTGCCACGAATATTATTGGCCACTATGCTGAGAACATTTTTTATAGAGGTACAACTTATACATCTGTCGCTCCTGCTGGCGCTTCTGAACAAAAAGTTCCACTTATGGCGGAAGCTGGTAGTGGGAAAGAATTTGGGATGCCACACTCGAACAGCTACACCTCAACTGGATTTGTATCTGACCCTGATGAACTCATTCCACAGATGACTGACGTAGAGAAAAGAGCGTTCTTCGAGGATGATGTCAATAATATTTATTATGGTCTTTATGGCGAAGGTATTGATAATATGGTAGCTGCGGGTGTACATCATGTAACATCAGCAGGTAATAATTCAGATGCTTCCCACTTAAAAGGCCACCCTGATTATGCTAATAACTATAAAAGAGTTGCAGATGTAACAACTGATGGCGTTCATACAAGATACTTTTGGTATATGCTGCATGGCAGGGGTAATCCAACCTATGAGGGTGATACAATAGTGGTTGGTGCTTTGGCACAATCATCCAGTGCTGAAGGTTTTGATGGTAAAGAACACTTTGCACAGTTTTCTACCAGAGGTTCTAGAGTGGACGCTTGTGCTGCTGGAGATAACATTAGGCTTAATATGTATTCTAATGGAGAATATATTGCTAATGGCACATCTTTTGCAAGCCCTAACGTAGGAGGCATGGCAGCGCTTGTACTTGGAAAGTATCCAACAACTACTACTAAACAATTAAGACGGTATTTCAGGGAACAAGCTGTTGGTACAGACAAGCTACACGAAGGAAATGAAAATTTAGCTCCAAGTTCTAAATATGGTGATCCACTGTGGTTTGCTCAATCAGGTGGTTTTGGTTACTCAAATAACATTGCTTATTTAGATCCTGATTTAACCTTTGATCCTACAACGCTTCCTGACACAGCCATTGCGGATTATGTTCCAACTACTTCGGATATTCACTTAAATTACACAGTAGATGAGATTAATACGAAATTAGGGGCAATTTAACATGGACGATTTGAGACAACACGTTGACCGCCTTGAGTGGCGAGTCGATGCACATGACGAACAGTTAAGAACTCTCACAGCTCAAGCTGAGGGTCTTAGAAGTATGCTCGACAGTATTAACCGAACCTTAATGCAAATTAAGTGGTTAGTAGTGGGAGGAGCTGTTGTTTACTTTGCACAGGAGATGGGATTTTCACAATTCATTAAAGTTATCGGAGGCATATGATCGGTATAACAGATTTAATAGCAGGCATCTTTAAACCTGCTGCTGACCTAGTTGACAAACTCCACACCAGCGATGATGAACGCTTGCGAGCCAAAGGGCATCTTTTAGATGTCCAAGCGGCTGCAATGCAACGTGTATTTGATTACGAAACAGAGATGATCAAAGGGCAGCAAGCTATAGTGTCCTCAGAGGCTAAGAGTGAGCATCTCATCGTTGCTGCATGGCGACCAATAACAATGCTTACCTTCTTAGTACTTGCCGTAGGGGACTCTCTAGGGCTTCTAGCAACACCTCTCAGAGATGAAGCTTGGATGCTATTACAACTTGGCATTGGTGGTTACGTTGTAGGCAGAAGTGGAGAGAAGATAGCGAAAGTAATGAAAGGATAAATATGAAAGATTTACTAACTGAGTTACACGACAATGTAACCAAACAATTATTATTAAGAGTCAAGTCAGGAGAAGCTACGTCAGCGGAGTTATCAGTTGCCGTTAAGTTTCTTAAAGACAACGGAGCAAGTAATGACATTATTACTGCTGAGTCTCCTATGGCAAGTTTACTTACTTCATTGCCCTTTGAAGAGGCTACACACTAATGAGCGAAAGAGACTACAAAGCAGAGTACGAAAACTATCATAAGAAACCTGAGCAGCGCAGACGAAACGACAAGCGCAAGCAAGCTAGACGTAACATGGTAAAGAAGCATGGCAAACTAGCAATTAAAGGTAAAGATATAGATCATAAAGATCGCAACCCACATAATAACGCTTATAGCAACCTTCGCATCTCAAGTGTGAAGAGTAACAGGAGTCGTAATGGATAAAGTACCAGAGCAGCTCAAAGATTTCCGAAACTTCATGTATATAGTTTGGAAGCACTTAGCCCTGCCTGATCCTACTCCTGTTCAATATGATATGGCTGACTTCATCCAGAATTGTCCTCGTAGATCAATCATCGAGGCTTTTCGGGGTGTAGGTAAGTCCTATATCACCGCTGCGTTTGTCGTGCACCAATTACTTCTTGATCCCCAAAAGAAGTTTATGGTTGTGTCGGCCTCTAAACAGAGAGCTGACGATTTCTCGACATTCACTCAACGTCTAATCTTAGAACTCCCAATATGCCAACATCTCATAGCAACAAGTGAGCAAAGGTGGAGTAAGATAGCGTTTGATGTAAGACCCGCACTGGCTAGTGGTAGCCCTTCTGTTAAATCAGTCGGTATTACTGGCCAGTTGACGGGCAGTCGGGCAGATATTATCATTGCAGATGACATCGAAGTACCTAATAACTCTATGACTCAGATGATGAGAGAGAAACTAGGTGAAGCTGTAAAGGAGTTTGACGCTGTACTAAAACCAGAAGGGAAGATCCTCTATCTGGGTACACCACAGTGTGAAATGAGTCTTTATAACACTCTAACTGAGCGTGGATACCACCTAAGAGTGTGGCCAGCACGTTACCCTACAGTGGAATACGCTGAGAAAGCCTACGGAGCACGTTTAGCACCTACCCTATGGGAAGCTATGCACGAGGCAAAGGAGCCCTTAGACGGACAACCAGTAGATCCTCTGCGATTTGACGATGATGACCTCTTAGAAAGGGAGTTATCTTACGGCAGATCAGGCTTTGCACTCCAGTTTATGCTCGATACGTCCATGAGTGACACGGATAGATACCCTCTAAAGCTATCAGATTTGATGGTTATGGCTGTTGATAAAGATCAAGCCCCTGAGAAGCTCGTGTATGGCGTTTTCAAGGAGATCAAAGACCTCCCTAATGTTGGCCTTAGTGGTGATAAGTTCTACGCACCGGAGGCCACTGTGGGAGCCTACGTGGACTATGACGGTTCTGTACTGGTAATAGATCCATCTGGTAGAGGTCAGGATGAAACAGCCTATGCTGTCGTTAAGATGCTTAATGGTTACTTATACGTAGCTGAGTGTTCAGGTATAGCAGGTGGTTACAGTGAAAAGACCCTATCAGGTCTAGCTCACATAGCAAAGAAACATAAAGTCAACATGGTGCTCATCGAGAGTAACTTTGGTGATGGTATGTTTACTGAGCTACTCAAGCCTATACTAAAGAAGATATATCCAGTTACTACGGAAGAGGTGAGACACAGCAAACAGAAGGAGTTGCGTATCATTGATACACTTGAGCCAGTCATGAACCAGCACAAGTTAATCTTTGATCCAAAGGTCATTCAAGATGACTTTGATAGTGTCCAACACCATCCACCTGAGAAAGCTCAACGCTACATGCTTACTTATCAGATGACTCGTGTGACTAAGAACCGTGGTGCTCTTGCTCATGATGATAGACTCGATGCACTGGCAATGGGTGTAGCTTATTGGGTAGAACAGATGGCAGCAGATGTGGATGAAGAAATGAAAGAAAGACAATATCACATGCTTATGGATCAACTTAATAGTTTTGAAAACATGCACAACGCACAGGCACCTAAAAGGGATAATACATGGATATGAATCAAGTACCAATGGTACGTTTGACGTGGAAGGATGCCATAGATTCAGATGGCACATGGACAGATGTAGAGATTATACTAGACCATGAACCAGCTACCTGTCAGGAAGTAGGGTGGCTAGTCCACAACGATGCTGAGAAATGTATCATCATGAGGTCTAGGGTAGTAACTGAGGATGATGAGCTACAAGAAGGTAGTGCATACATTGCTATTCCTCAGTCTTGGGTGATAAAAGTAGAGGAATTAACCCCCAGCCTGTCGGCTGTGTAAGTCATTGATATTAGGTAGGTGTTCTAAAAGTACCGTTAAGAGTAAGACCCTCCCTCCCCCCCTTTGATATACTATAGTATATAGAAAGTATCTTATGAGCCTGTAGGATTCCCTAAGTGTTCTTAGGAGCCTGTAGAATATCTTAGCATACTCCCACCACACACCTATCTAGGAGGTGATCCAGTACTTCCTTTGGAAACCTAAGAATTTCGTTAAATTCGCTACCTTAATCTTTAGGTTTCTCAAGGAGTCTTGGGGATGGACTAAATCATCCCCCTCTTTTCACCGTTATAGCCCCCAAACACCCCCTACTTTTGACAGAAATCTTAGGGAAAGTGTCGTATTTTTGTAAGGTAAAGTGTCGTATTTTTGTAAGGTATGTCTCCCGCTGGTGTACATGGATTAGCCTCATCTGGTGCTCATGGATTAGCCTCATTTTGACAGAAATATCCGAAGGGGTATACGTAAGGGCTAGGATTTGAATTTACCCCCATACACCCATCTAAATGCGAATGGTTATCATTTACATCTATCTACGCCACATCATACGCCACATTACATAAGATAGCCGCATCATCTATAGGTAGGCACCAGATTAATAATCGGATGCAATAGATTATCATTAAGATACTGTAGCGTCTTTGTCGTTCTTGTTTCCTTTATACGTGTTTTAGTTGTTATCTGTTTTTTCACTTAATGCCAACTATTCACACTCAAAGACGCTTGCACTGCTCTCACGGGTATGATTAAATTATCACAAGTCAAGCGATCAACGCTTGCCACTTTTGAGACTACTACTATGAAACTACTAGCGACACGATTGCAAGTATTAGAGAGCGACAAGCTTACACCACTAGCCAAACAATGGGCTATAAACAACTGGCAGTATCTAACAAGCAGCAACACGCCACTTATAAACGTAAACAGTAGCGCCAAAATCGTCAAAGGTAAAAAGCTTAATGTTTACACGGGTATTTTATACCTTAAACCCGCAGATTCAATAGCGGCAACCACAATATGCGCTGCGGCCCAGCTTGCAGGATGTAAAGCAGGTTGTTTGGAGTCTAGCGGCCAGTTAGGTATGCAAACCGGCGACAATGCTAAGATAAAGCGCACTATCTGTTATTTGTTGGAGTCTGAAAGGTTTAACAGTGAGTTAAAACGTGAGATTAGTAAGCACCATGCAAAGTATGGTAATGATTTGGCTATAAGGTTAAATGGCACAAGTGATATCGATTTTAATAGTCTTATAGAATCAATGCCCGCAGTTCAATTCTACGATTACACTAAAATTTACTATAGGGTGAAAAGTAACCAACTAGCCAACTATGATCTAACCTTTTCTGGCAGTGCAAACAATGAACGTACTATCACGCAAACGGCAAAGGCAATCAAA